AGCAAAACTTCTTTAAAAATGGTGCTATCTTTGGCATGGCACTAACCACAGAAAATACACTATCGCAAGCTGCTAAGGAAAAAACCTATCAGTACTGGGCACAGCGATATAATCCGCGCAGTGGTGGGCGGCGTCCAATTATCTTGGATAGTGGATTGAAGCCTGTTAAACTGCAGGACAATGACTTTCAAGACCTAGACTTTGACAAAGCTATTGCACGTCACAGCGAGCGCGTAATGACAACTATAGGTGTACCGCCTATATTATTGAGTGGTGGTAACAATGCTAACATTGCCCCTAATCTTAAACTATTTTACCTGGAAACTGTACTGCCAATCGTTAGGTTATATGTTTCCGCAGTGGAAAGATATTTTGGATATGACGTGGCAGAAGTAACTAACAGCGTTAGTGCACTACAGCCTGAATTAAAAGACGTAGCAGCTTATCATAGCACACTAGTTAACGGCGGCGTTATAACTCCTAACGAAGCCAGAATAGAATTACGGTATCCAACCATAGCTGGAAATGATACCCTAAGAATACCTGCTAACATTGCAGGTTCAGCAGCCAATCCATCAGAGGGTGGTAGGCCTAGCAACTAAGAGGAGTAAGATGGATATAAAAAACAAAGTACTCTATTTTGACAGCAAGTTTACTGCCAAGGCTGCCGGCGAGGACGATGACAGTATCATGATTGAAGGTTATGCTTCTACTAATGATCGGGATCGTCAAGGCGATGTAGTGCCAGCAGGAGTTTGGAAGTCAGGTATGGTAAACTACCTGAAGAATCCAATCATCTTAGCATATCATAATCACACAATGCCTATTGGCAAAATGGTTGATTATAAAGCTGATGAGCATGGACTGTGGATTAAAGCACAGATTCCTAGTGAAGTTGGCGATATTTACAAGTTGATCAAAAAGGGTATATTAAGCGCATTTAGTATTGGGTTTAGGGTCAAAGATGCTGAGTATGAGCAGGCCAGTGAAACCTTTATGATTAAAGACCTAGAACTGCACGAAATTAGTGTAGTTAGTGTACCTGCAAATCAAAACACACTATTTAGTTTAGCCAAGGCATTTGATAGTGCCCAAGAGTTCGAGTTATTTAAACAGCAATTTGCCGATGTTAGCGAATCAGCTAAAGGGCTAGAGTCCTCTACAAACGCAAATAGCGAAACCAAAAAGGAATGGAACATGGATCCAAAAGAGTTAGAAAAATTATTGGCCGACGCTGCTGCTAAGGCTGCTGCTGAAACAGCACGTGCTGTTGTAGAGGCTCAAACTAAAGCTGCTGAAGAAGCCCAGCGTAAAGCTGATGAAGAAGCACAGCTACAAGCTAAGATCAAAGCTGCTGTTAGCGCAGTTCAAACAGTTGACACAGGTGCAGAAAAGCTATTAGCTGAAGTTGAAAAGCGCCTAGCCGAGCAAGCTGAAAGCCACAAGAGCGCCCTAGAAGGTCTAGAGAGTGCACTACGTGAAAAAGCTGCTGAGCTAGAGGCTATTCAAAAGAGCCGTATGCAGTTTACAGATGTTAAGAGCAGCGACGGTGGTGTTACATACGCAGAAAAAGAAGCTGCTGTATTTATCAGCAAGATCACTAAAAAGCCTATCGAAGAAACCAAGTATGCCAAGAGCCTAGTACAAAAGTACGCTAGTGGTGGTACAGCTGGTGCTGCAGGTAGCGGCGGTGGAGCAGGTGGTGCAGTTCGCTTACCAGGTCAAACTTGGGAACTAGAAGTTAGCACCAACATGGAAAACGAGATTCGTCGTCAGCTAGTTGTTGCTGGTACAATCCGTCAGATCGCTATGCCACAGCCTTTCATGAAGCTGCCTATCAATCCAGATGCTGGTGCAGATGCAACCTGGGTAGCAAACAGTGATTTTGGTGCTGCAGCTAGCAGTGGTACAGCTCGTACACATGCGCTAAAAGACATTGAAATCAGCAGCGCTAAGTTAGCTACCAAAGAGTACATCGCCTTTGAAGAAGAGGAAGATGGTCTTATCGCCCTAGTACCTATCATCCGTGATGCAATCACACGTCGTATGGCTAAGACACTAGACAAGTCTATGCTACTAGGTAATGACGTTGGTGCTACAACATATGCAGCTGGTATCAATGGTCTAGCATATTATGATGGTGCTGCTAGTGCAAGTCCTACAGTTGCAGTTGGTGGTAAACTAACATTTACACAATTCCAAGCTGCACGTCGTGCACTAGGTGTTTGGGGTCTAGAGCCCAGCGAGCTAATCATGTTCGTTAGCCAGGCCGCCTACTATGACTTACTAGAAGATGCTACTTTCCAGAGCACAGACAAGATCAGTGAGTCACGCAACACATTAATTACTGGTCAAGTTGGCTTAATCGCTCAAACTCCAGTTGTTGTTAGCGCACAAATGACTGGTACAGCTGCTAACGATGCACTAGCCGTTATGGTTAACCCACGCAACTTCGTTGTTGGTAACCATCGTGCAATGCGTATCGACACAGATGACGAAGTCATCAACCAGCGCCGTGTTATCGTTGCTAGTATGCGTATCGCTATGAGCCGCTTAACAAGCAATGAAGGCAGCGGTGTTGTTGCAGTTCGTTACGTTTAATTAAACTTAGGCAGGGTTCTTTGGAGCCCTGTCTCTAAAGCCTAGCATGCTAGTCTTTAGAGACACAGGAGGATTTATGGCTGACCTAATTACTAGAACGGAGTATAAAAACTATCTAGGAATTACTACTACAAATAAAGATCAAGAAATTGACTTATTAATTCCTAAAGTTAGTCAGTTAGTAAAAACCTACTGCCGCAGAAATTTTACTGACTACTATGATGAAAGTAAAACAGAATATTTTGATGGCGGATTTGACAAACTTATATTAAAAGAAACACCCGTTGTTAATGTAGCAGAAGTTAGTAAAAGCGTAGACTATGGTCAAACTTATACTAAACTTGTAAAATTTACAGACTGGGTACCTGATGGTGACACAGTTAGAGCTATTAGCAATGGTGGCTGGTTCTTAGAATACTTACGTGGTTATCGTGTAACGTACACAGCAGGTTATGAAACCGTACCAGAAGATCTTAAGCTAGCTGTGCTTGATCTTGTAGAATACTACTCAAAGAATAATAGCGCAGTGCACGTAAATCGCGATGTAACGCCCAATGTAACGCAAATACAGTATGTAGCTACTACAAATTTTCCGTCGCATATTAAACGTGTTTTAGATCAGTATATGGCAGATTATGCTTAAATCTACACAAACTGCTGATGTAGAGTTTATAGGTGATTTACCAAAAGAATTATTAAATACAATAGGAAAATACACTAAACAAGATAACGAGTACACAGACACTAGGTTGTTTGAGCGAAAAAATCTTGAATTTAGAACAATTGTAGATAACGTATTTCCTACAATGTTAATTCTTGACTATAACAATATAGCCAAAGAATTAAAAAAGTATAATGACGTTACCAAATCACTAAAAGAAACATTAGGCGATCGCTACGACCCTAAACTGGAAAAAGATTACAGTCAAAACAAGCTCAGCGACAAAGAAGTAGACTTAATAGTTAAAATAATTCGCGATGCTGCTAAAAATTACGCAGAAAAATCACTGCGTGTAACACAGCGAAACTTGTTGCGACAAATAAATACTATTGTAACCTATGACAAGGAATATAACACTGTATTACAGGGATTAAATGAACTGTTTGTTGACGTACTATATCTTAGCGATGCCAGCGGTCCTAGCAGAGACGTGTTCTTGTATAGCAATTTTGAACTGTTAACCAGAGGGTTTACCAGAGAACTTAATAAAGTAATCAGCCTTAACCCAGTAAAAGGTGTACAAAGTATAAGTCAATTACTAGACTATGGACATACTGCCGTAGGCTATCAAGACAGTGAAAATAGTATCAAGCTGCAGTTTAACAGCCCCAAAGTTATAAACATTATATTTGATGTTATAAGTGATACTAGTGGTAGTACCCAGGGTCTAGCAGCAGCACAACAAGCCAGTGTAAATTTTATACAGCAAACCGGTCAAATAGAAGAATACATAACCATAGAAAAAGAGTTTAGCGAAGGCTTTGTAAAAGTTTTTGTTAGTATTGGTGGCAATATAGTTAGATTTGAAAATAGTGTAGTTAATCAACGACGCGGCAGTATACTAGAGCGCAATATTAACACACTGTCAAATACCAAAACACTACAAAAATTAGCTACCCTAATAGGCAGTGTAGGTGGTAGTATTGCACAAAGCGTAAAAGGCTACTTACTTAGAGGACGCAGTTCTCCTAGTGTGCTAGACCACATAACAAATAGTATTATGGCAGCCATACGTGGCCAAAAGATCTCACAAGTTAAAACAGCAGTTAGTAAATCTAACAAAACTAAAATAGCCAAACAAGTTCCTGTAATTAGTGGATTTACTAGTGGTGTTAAAAAACTTAAACGCCCAGCTAAATTAGCAGAAAAATCTGCGCCACTATTATCTGGCGTAGTATCGCAAGAAAATAAATTACTAGCACTACAAAACTTGTTAGACGCTAACCTAGTACAAACTGTTAAACAGAATATGGGCACTGGCAGTCGCCGTGACATACTTAACCTGCGCAGCGGTAGATTTGCTGAAAGTGTAGGTGTACAGCGACTAACAGAGGGTAGAGCCGGTATGATTACTGCATACTATGATTACATGCGCTATCCTTATGCAACATTTAGTGCCGGTGGTAAACAAGAGTCGCCGCGTAGTAGAGACCCTAAACTGCTAATCAGCAAAAGTATACGCGAAGTAGCAGCACAGGCCAAGATAACAAGATTAAGGGCCGTATTAGTATGAGCAGAAGAACTAGTATAGTCAAGGCCCTTGC